ATAAAAATTGTGCTGCCGTCCTGGTTTACCAAATTAAAATGCAAGACCGCTACGTTATTTTGCTGTATATCCATAATTGTTATTTTTATTCTCCTACGCTCGTCAAATTAGAGTATCTTGAATTTTCATTATCATCTGAAAAATTCTTTACATATCCTTTTGATATGCAAAAATATCGGCAAATTCTTAACATATCATCGCCAAATGCTTTGAACTTGTCGGAAATCCCGACAATTTGAGCTTGGGTGACTGGTTGGGAAAAGTCGGTAGTTTTTTGAACATACCCGTATTTGGTTGCAACTCCGTTACAGGTTCGGACAATCAGGGAGTAAGATAGATATGCGTCCGCTTTTTTCAGTCCGTCTAGCAGATACTCCTTGCCTTGGTACTCGAATTCTGTGCCGCCCTCCAACAACTCGCTATAATCATCAGGGGACGCCAATAACTTAGCGAAAAACTCGCTGCCCAAAATCGTACGAATTGAGAAACGCTCAACATCTGCAATACAATTCAGCGCGCTTTGCTCTTCGGTGCTACACACTCTGCAAAGGGTATTAATGTCACTTAGCTGGATTAGTGTTTTCATCTGCAATAAATTTTAACGGTTGTATTTTCATCTCTGTGCCTTGCAAAGAAATAAATTTTGTCTGAATCTTTTTAAGTGCATTTTCGATTTGTGAACGCTCCTTTGAAATCGCTACATCGTAGGAGTTATAAGCGTCCTGTATAACCTGACCGCCAAAGCCAATTTTACCTTGCTTCAAAAGATAGAATGTTTCTTGCTCAAAAACTGAATAGATACGGCTTTCAACTCGGTCGGCTGTAACGCTGAAATCCTTGTCAAAGTTTTTGAGCTGCAAATCAATCGACTTGGGCGCGCTCTCCATATCATCAACGCCAACGGCCAATATCTTGCCCGCGTTGCTGTCTCCCTGCATCTTGGCAATAGCTTCCAAAAATTGCTGGTTTTGCTCCGTTTCCCCCCTTTGGTACGCAATAATCGCGGATGGCAAGAAGTTGGCGCGCGTGTTGCGGTAGTTTATGTTGCATAATCCCGTGTCGGTTGAAATGTCGGTTAAAACATTCATAGCGCAAGAAGTAGGATAATAATCCCGGTTGGAGAAATAAAATATCTCGCCGTTGTATTTTTGCGCGTCAGCTTCGTTAGGCTTGTTATCCCCGTACATCCGCTTTAGAGTGGCTTCCCTGCTAATCGAAAACGGAAAGTATTTCACACAATCGGCAATCGGGTTAATCTGCTGCCCGTTCTGTGTGCTCTCACCCGTCCAATCCTGGCACCACAAAATAAACGGGATATAACCGAATGAATCGCACTCGCCCAAACGCAATTTCTCAATATCTATATTTCTAATAGCAACGATATTGCCTAGTCCGTCATACTGACAATGCAGAGCGAACCCGCCAAATTTTGCCGAATTATCCGCCAACTGCGCTATCAGGTCGTTTAAGGTTTGGGAGTAATTGACCATAACGGAGTCGCCGCCCTCAATGCCCTTGCCCTCTATAAATCTCGCTTTTTTTCTGACGCAAGTGGACGCCGTGGGGCTTGCTTGTATCATATTGTTAAATATATTTGGGAAAAGGTTATCAGCTCCCCACTCCTTAATGTTGTAGGTCGTTGAAAAATCTTCCTCAAACTTTTCTGGACTGGTTTTAATTCTAATCCCTCCGCTTTGAATCCTTGTTACCTGCATCGTTATTGTTTTTTAGGTCTCCCGACTTTTTTGGGTGTGGTTTCCTCGGCGCTGTCGTCTGCATCGGTTGTTATCTCATCTTCGTCAGGTTCATAATATGGATTTTCAAAAATAAAAGTCTTGAAGAATTTTGGCTCGTTTTCTTTTATCCACTCGGCTGCCTCGTCTGTCAAATTATTAGCGGTGGCAACTCCAGCGGCAACAACTGGGCAAGAAATTATTGCGCCCCTCTGCATTGACCATCTTCGAGGCTTTGGAAACGCTGCATTTTGTTTGAAGAAAAGGCAAAGAGATACAACTAAATCTTGATACAAGTTTTTGCAGTTGCACCGCTCAAAATCCTTGAAGTTAATACGCTTGTAAATTGCCTCCAGCTGCATCTTTTCTTCATCGGAAATTTTGGCGGCTGCATCTTTCTGAATCTTTTGGAAAAGGTCAAAAACAAAGTTTTTTGAATCTTGATATATCATAATGTTAGTATTTATTTATAAAAAAAGCGGTTGAAATCCTCAACCGCTTCAAAGTTACAAAAAATTAGTTTATGCGTAAAGGGCTGAGACTGCTGCTTCTGTGGTCGTTGCGTCTGTGTTGAACAAGAAAATTTTGGATTTTCTCGCCGCCTTTTCAGTTAAAACCCCGCTCCAGCCGTCTCCATCATCGCTTGCGGGTTCGTTTGTAATGTTACCAGCATCGGCACGGCAACCATTTTCAAATCCGACAACCTCAAATTCGGATTTTCCGCCGTTCTTTTGCTTCTTCGTCAACACGACTACAAATTCACCATTGGCAATTTCATCAATAACCTTGGCGACTTCGGGGGTGTCGCTCGGAATTCTGAAATGTACTTCCTTGGTAAATGAGTTGGTGTATGTACCTGCTACGCCCTTGTTTGTCGAACCTGTAAAAGGATTTAAGGACACATCTACAATTTTAAAGCCTTTTTTTCCGCTCTTGAGCGTCAAAGCTGTTAAGGTATTCGGGTCGGTCGCTGAAAAAACAGAAGTCGCAAAATCAATATCTTCCCTATTGATTATAACTCCAGTTTTCTCGTATCCGCTCGCCAAATCCTCGCAAGTTGGCTCTATATTAGCATCAATTAGAGCCTGACAATAATTTGTTGCTGACATATTTATTTAAATTAGAATTATCCTCCCCCACCGCATTTTTTAACGGTGCTGCATCGCCGTGAGTTCAAGCAGAACTACGAAAAATAAGTTAATAAAGTACCTGCATCAGGTCGGTATCAAGAATTGAAGTGCCTAATGTAAAATCAATGTCCGAAATTACTTTGCGGCTCGCTGCATCGTAATTGATTTTAGCCTCAACACTTGCAAGATTTCCGCCGTCCAACGACTTGTTGCCGTTTGAGCCAAACCCAATGTTATCCTTGTTCACGAACATTGCGAAATAAGGATAATCCTTCAGGATACACGAAGTAGTGTCGCCTTTTGCGGCTGACAAGCGAATAACGTTGTCAAGAGTAGGGCAACCTATCAAAGTGTAGCCGTTGTATTGCATCATTCTGACGCCCAAATTGCGCAAATTGAGATTTGTCCCGTAAATTTCTGCGTCATTCATCTCTTTGGTCGGGTACTTAGCCTCAATATCGTTCATCAGGTGCATGTAGAATTTCTGTGTGCACAAGATAACGCTATTTGCTGCTGTTACATCTGCTGGGGCGTCAATTAGCATCTGCTTTAAGTATTTCAACGCGGTGCCGACAGTTGCAAATGCTGCATCTGTGTTGGTTTCGATAGCGGTGCGGCGTGCTGTCTTGGTTGCAACTGCTGCCAATGCTCGCTTAATTACTCCGTCACAACCTTTCAAACCTGCAAGAGTTGCGGAAGTGTTGCCCAACAATGCCAACGCTACAACCGAACGCGCTGCGCTGGTTATATTGTAGTTTATGATAGCCTTTCTTGCTTCGGGTATCTGTGTGAGGTCTGCAACGGCTGTTGAGTCTACTCTATAAGCATCTTTCAAAGCTGAGTAGCACCACTCCGAGCCAATAGCCACCTTGCCAATTTCCCAAACGACATCCTTGTCAGTCGGATTTTCGCGAGTTATTGAGCAGTCTCCAGGCTGTGAAGATAGTTCATCGCCGTTAGGGTGAAGAAGAACTATTTTCCCATTCTCGGCACCTGCAACGAACGTACCGAAATTTGCCAAAATTCCGTTGGTTGAAAGAATATCATTTTGGCACATCGTTACAGTGCCTTTCTCAATAGAATTTGAATATCCCATATTATTTTGATTTAAATTGTTATTTGCTCAAATACTTAGCCCATTCCTCGGCACTCATTTTCATC